TTGGAACGGGTTACAACAACCCAAATGGAAACAATCAACGAATTGCGGGCAACCGTCCGGGATAGTGTTGTATATTTGCCCGGCGATACGGTTACGACCGTTTTACGATGCGTCGATATTGTCGAACCGTGGTTTGAGTTGCACGGATGCGCCACGCCGGACGGACAATTTACCGGGACGCATATAAACCGGGATAGTCTGTTGATTGTCGAAACGGTGCAATATAAACGTTGGTTGGGTTTTTTATGGAAAACCAAAAAGATAAAGAACCGGGAAATTGATGTTGTAAGTAAGAACCCGGCAACAAAAATATTGGGCGTTGAGTTCGTAACCATAGAAAAGTAACTTTTATTGTTCATAATACCGGGAAACGGGGATTGTAACCAAGCGTTGCAACCCCGTTTTTGTTTTTGCCCGTTTTTAGCCCCGTATTTCGATTATTTTGTTTGAACGGATAAAGTACCCACCCCGGCAAATAAAGTGGCTTAAAATGAAAATTCGCCAAAAATAACTTTGCGGGGTGCCAAAAGAACCGTTTTTTTGTCCGAAAATCGAAAATAAAAGAAAATTCTTTTGGTAGTTAAAATAAAATGCCCTATCTTTGTGCCATGTTAATAAAACGACCCGGGCGTTTTCCCGGCAACAAAAAGAGCGATACAATGAAGCCCGAAGATATTTACAACGGTTTGGAATATACAACAAAAGAAATTAACCGTACTTTCAAAATCAAAGTAAACGGCTTGTTCAACGGCAAAAATATTAACACGTTGGTTGGCGTTTTCGGTTTGATTAAGTTAGTAGGCGTTGAAATGGCGAACAAATTATTGCGCCGTGCTTTCCGTTGTGTCAAAGACGCCGAACATTGTAAGTTGCGCCGGGGTTTGAAAATATCCTTTTATTATTACTAATCCGACCGGGCGGGTTCCCGGAACCAAATAAATTTCAAATATGGAAACAAAGAAAAGAACACAGGCGACGGACATTGCCGAGATTGCAACCAAGTTAATCGGAAAAACATTTGCTTACAAAGGTATTGGCAATATGGTTTATATCGTAGTTGTTCAAGCATTGGAACCGAAAGGCGAAAGATACGACGCCGATAGTTATATAGGCAAACAGACCCTTATATTTCCCAACGGGGAAAGTATGACGCAGGATTGGGCGTGTGTCCGGGGCGCATTTGAGCGTAAGAAACGCCGGGGCGAATTGAAAGTATTAAGATAATAACCCGCCGGGGGTTCGTCCCCCGGCACAATAACAAAGATTATGGCAAAGTATATTTTGAGCAAGAAAGCGAAAGGCAAAAAGTATCAGTACACCGTTACCGACGAAAAAGGCAACGTTATTTCAACAAGAACGTCCGCCCGTGATTATGTGGCGTGTACCGCCAACGGCGAATTTTATTTTGGGCGGTTGGACTTAATCGGCAAAGGCGACCACGGCAAAGGGTTAAGCCATACAGCGGAAATATTGGCGAACCCGGAAAAGGCATACAAAAAAATGGTTGCTTATTTCACACCGGATTATCGTAAACAATGGATTGCCGAGAACCCCGCCGAACAATGGATTGCCCGAAATGTTGAATATGCGAAAAAGGAAAAAGAGAGATTAAACGCAATTGCGTATTTGCAGTAATAACCAAGCCGGGGGCGCAATCCCCCGGCATAATCATTTAGAGCGATGAATAAAACAAAGCGTTACCGATTAAGTCAAGAAATGTATAAGATAATCCAAAATGCAAACGGCGGGTTATTTTTGCTTTATACCCGGCACAATCCCGGCGATGTGTTGAACCTATTGTTAGACGGCAACGATATTGGGTTGATGTGCCGAGTTGAGAGCCGACACGACCAATATTATAAATTTTGTAAAGTAATTGTATAATGGAAAGGAAACATATTTATTCTGTATCTTTTGGAAAAGATAGTGTAGCAATGTTATTATTGGGAATAGATAAAGGATTGCCAATTGATGAAGTTGTATTTTTCAATACAGGGGTTGAATTTGATGCCATTTATATGGTGCGGGATATGATATTGCCTATATTAGCCGAACGGGGTATTAAGTACACCGAATTAGAAATAGATAAACCGTTTTATTGGTATATGTTTGAAAAGCCCGTTTATAAAAAGGGTACAAAAATAGTTCATAAATACGGTTATAGTTGGTGTGGCGGGAATTGCCGTTGGGGTACAACTTTGAAATTGCGTGCTTTAAAAAACTATATTGGCGATAATTGGGATTATGTGGCTATTGCCGCCGACGAAACAGGACGTATCGAAAAGGAACGCCGGGAAAATAAAGTATTACCGTTGGTTGAAATGGGTATTACAGAGGCGCAAGCCTTGCAATATTGTTACGACCGGGGTATTTATTGGGAGCAAAACGGCGTTCGGTTATATGAAATATTAGACCGGGTTAGTTGTCGAATATGCCGAAACAAGAATTTAAAAGAGTTGCAGAACATAAAACAATATTTGCCGGAAACATGGGCGGAATTAATGGAGTTACAAAACCGTATTCCCCAACCATTTAAGCCGGGACGAAAGAATAAAAAAACCGGGGAAATGATACCGGGGAAAACAATACATTATTTTAATGAGTTATGGAAAGCGTAATTATTGAGGAAATGCGGGCGTTTATGCGGTTAGATTTGAACCCACGGCAAAAACAATATTTTACCGATACCAATCGCCGTCGCAAAACGTGTTGAGGTCGTAAAAGCGGCGGACGTATTCGACGAACGGGAAATTGAATTGATACGCCGGACGGTTCGCCCGGCAGTCAAAGAGTGTTATAAAAATGCGCATTTGCTGACGTTGTTATTTCCCGACCGGGTGCAATACGTTGAGGGCAAAACGAACGTATTTATACCAATCGACCACGCATTTAACCGGGTCGTGAACAAATATATTGACATTACGTTTGAGTTCGCATTGGGGTTAGACCCAACGCAATACGAATATGTGGCGTTTGGGGAATATCCGGCGGGCGTTATTGAGGAAATAACCGACCAAACGGGATATTATGGCGATATATACCGATTTTGTTATTGTGCGGCGCAAATGGCGTTGGAAAAGATGAACCCCCGGACGTAACAGATACGCCGGGGGTTCGGTACGCAGTAACCGAGAGCGATTTTTGGTAATGCGGTATTGCAAAGGTAGGTTAAAAATCGGATATTCCACGCACCCGGCAAAAAATGATTTCACGAAACAAAGATTATATTTTGGGTAATTAAAAAAATTATTTCTACCTTTGCAGAGCAAAAGATTAACAGCCTACCCGGAGGGATACCGGGAAATGATATGAAAATAAAAGAAAGTGAGCAATTAAAGATGTTGGCGACCGAAAGCGGAAAAACAGCCAACCAAGTATCCGAAACAATCGTTACGGAGTTAATCAACAAACAGATTATCGAGAACATAAGCGACAATTGGGGGTTCCCGGTCGCCGATTGTTACGAACGGGATGTTACCGTTGTGGAAATGGTGGACGTTATCCGGGCAATTGGTATTTCCCCGGTTCGTTCCGTCCATTTGAACGCCCTGTTGGAATGTGTATTGATTGGCGACGATGATTGCCCGGAGTGTGGCGGGGAAATGGAGGTTACAGACGGCGAGTATAGACGTACCGGAGGCGACGGATATTTGACCCCGCCGGAATATAGCCCGATTTGGGAGGAAAAAACGTGCCGCAATTGCGGATACAAAGAGAGCAACGAACCAAGTTATTAACAAAAAAAATTTAAGTTATGGCATTGAGATTAAGAGTAAACGAAGCAATCGCCCGTTCCGAGGCGAACGGGAAAAAGGTTTTGAAAAAAGACATTGCCGCCCGTCTTTTTGAGGGTGCAAGCGAGAGCGCACAACAGGTAAATATGACGAATTTATGTAACGGCACGACCAAACGGATTGTCCCGGAATGGGTCGTTATTCTTTGCGAAATGTTGGATTGTACGGCGGATTACCTGTTTGGCATGGAGGGCGGAAACAATGAAAAGTAAGTTTATCGAATGGTTGGAAGCCGCCGCCGAAACCATGTTTTCCGAGTTGTTTCAAGCGAAAGCCCTAATTGTTACGTTTGGCGCATTGGGGTTATGTTGTTTGATTGGCGCATTTTGGAACCCGTGGCAATTGTTATTTGCGGCAATGTGCGCCGCAATGGTATTATGTGGAATTTCAGAATATAAAAAGTACAAGTATGAGAGCAAAGAGCGATAAACCGGGCGACCCGGTAAAAGAGGTTGCGGGAACCGTCGGCAATGTTGCCCCGGATATGTTCCCGGAGATTAACGAGGAACAACAAACAATTATTCCCCCGTTCGTTGATGTTCAACCGGGACAACCAACCGGAGTGTTTGAGATAATACCGGGCATGACGGTTGAGGAAATGACGGCAATGTTTTTCGACGAAAAAACATTGATTGAACCCCCGTATAAGGTTTGGCAGTTAAACAGCAAGGGACACCGATATTATTACCGATATGACGACGCCGGGAACCCGGAGTTTTTCCCGTCGGTTACAACTATATTGTCCCAAACATTACCCAAAGCCCCGCACCTTATAAATTGGATTGCGAACAAAGGCATTGAGGAAGCCGAGCGATACAAAGGCGAACGGGCGGCGTATGGAACGTTTATGCACGCCGCATTTGAGGAATTATTGATTAACCGAGCGTATGATTTGGACGGGCTAAAAGGCAAACTAAAAGAATACATTGAGGTTTACCGATTGCCGGATGACTTTATTTATTACGCCGACGATTTGAAAAAGGACGTATTGGCGTTTGCGCAATTCGTATTGGATTATGATGTACGACCGTTAGCCGTTGAAATTGCGTTGGTACACCCGTATTACAAGTACGCCGGAATGATTGATTGCCCGTGTACCATGCGGGCAAAGATTGGAAGCAACGACCGGATTAACGCAATTGTCGATTTCAAAAGCGGGCGAAAAGGTTTTTACGAGGAAAGCGAAATACAATTAGGAATGTACCGGGATATGTGGAACGTCAATTTTGAGCAATTCCCCGTTACCCGTATTTTCAATTTCAGCCCGAAAGATTGGCGCAAAAAACCGTCGTACAATCTGAAAGAGCAAACCGAAAGCCCCAATATACGGAAAATCCCCTATCTGTTGGAGATTGCCGCCATTGAGGACGAAAAGCGGGACAACACGTTTACGGCGGTTAATGGTATGGTTGTATTGGACGACGCCCCGGATTTATCCCAAAATGTAATATCGTTGTCTTTGGCGGAATTGATTAAAACTAAAGCCCCCAAAGAGGCGACCCCGGACGAAACCACGGACGCCGCCGATACCGTCAAAGCGGATGCGGTTGCCCCGGAACAAACGCCGGAACCGGAGATTAAGAAAACAAAGATTGTGAAACGCACCGGGGAAACGGCAAAGGAGGCGAAAAAGAAGCCCGACACGGGACGAAAGACGGAAAAACGGACTGTTGCACCGGAAAAGGAACAAAAGCCCGCAAATGCGCTAAAAAAGCCCAAAAACGAGAATAAGAAAAGATTGTTGAACGACGACCCCGAAATATAAAGAGCATGAAAGGACGAATAATACGACCTGAAGCGGAAAAATCCCGTTTGATTTTGCCCCGTGTCGGACAAATAAAAATCGGAATGAAAAACGCCAACGGATACCCGCAAAGCGTGGATTATTTCATACCAACGGGAAAGTATGCCGGGTTATTTACACAGGCATACGGCGAAAAGCCCCAAACAATTCAAATCGTTTTCCCGGACGACGACCCGGCGAAAGTATGCAACGAGCGGTACGAGTACCGGGACGACGACGGACGATTGATTGCGGCGGGCGACGGCGAAACGTTTCAAGTTTGGGACGGCAAAAAGTACGAAACATTGACAACGGAGGAATACCCGAATTTGATGTTGTCTATTGCCAAGCGTTACCCCAATCGGAAAAGCAAACAGGACGGACACGACGGTTGGAAAATTACGTTGACATTGAATTTTATTGTACCGTTGGTACGTGGCGTTGCCGGGGTATGGCAGTTTTCAACAAAGGGTACGGCGTCCACAATCCCGCAAATTCGGGAAACGTTCGACGGTATGTTAGCGGAAAGGGGATTTTGTAAGGGAATTATATTTGATTTGAACGTACAATTTGCCACAACTCAAAAGCCGGGAGACCGTTCCCGCTTTCCTGTTGTCTCATTGGTTCCTAATGAAAGTGCGGATAATGTTTTGAAAGTGCGCAAAGCGTGGGAACCTGCAAAGCAATTGGATAATGAATAAAAAATGCTATATTTGCGTCGATAAAACAAACGACTACCACCGTTTGCAAAGTATTGCTAATTTATTTAGCGCAAAGCCCGTTTTCCGGTGTGTGGTAGCCCGGATTGCGGGCTTTTATATTTTAATTATGGATTTTATTATAAAAAACAAATGGATTAACGAATTGCATTTGAAAGGTAATAAGTTAATGTTGTATGCAATGATACACGCCTATTGTGTTAGATATGGCGAGTATTCAAAGGGTATTTTGTATTTATCCAAATGTTTAGGGATAAACAAAAGCACTGTAATTGATTGCCTTAAATGGTTATGCGAAAAAGGATTATTAATAAAATCAGTTCAGCCCGTAGCAGAACCGGATGTTTATAAAATATCAATATTATGAAATACACGATATTAATAAACCAATATGCCGCCGTTAATAGCGGTTTAGATTTAGATTTAATAGATTTGGCGATTTTTGATTTTATAAAAGATTTCGCCAATTGTGCAAGTTGCGTTAAGATGCACACCCCGGAGGGAATATATTTTTGGATTTCCCACAAGTTAATATTGGAAGCAATGCCGTTATTGAATATAAAGACAAGTCAAGGCATGATAAAGCGTATTGATAATTTGATTAAAGCCGGAATTTTACAAAAACATCCTAATTGCGAATTGTATAACAAAACTCTGTATTGTTTTGGTGAAAATTACGAGTTACTAACATTTACCGAAAAGGCAGCAAGGATATTAACCGGAGTTGATACCCCTAAACAAAAGTTGATGCCCCCCATAAACGAAAGTTTAGGGGTACCCATAAACGAAAGTTTAGGGTATAATAGTAATAATATAGATAATACAATAAATGATAATGAGAATACCCCCAACAACAATGTTGTCGGGGAATTATTCCCGGAAGAACAAAAGGTTGAGGAACCAAAGGAGAAAAAAACGTTATTCCGTAATTCCGACGTTTACAAAATGGTTAAATTTGAAAACGGCGTTGGCGTGGATTATTCAGAGTTTGAAAGTAAGTTTGCGACACCGGAATTTGAAAAGGTCGATTTGGTTTATTACTTTCATTCGGTTAGCGATTGGAGCGACCAAAAGAATATGAAGCGCACTAAAAACGGTTGGTTGGCGACCGTCCGCAATTTCATACGGGGGGACGTCGAAAAGAAAAAGTTGCATTTGAAACCCGAATACAAAGCCCCAACGCAAAGATTGAACGTTGCCGGGGCTATTGAGTATTTGAAAGATGATTATTAACATGGAAGCATTACCCGAAAAGACAAACAGATTGCCACAAACGTTGCCCGAAAAACGACAATCCGCCGCCGTTTTGCTTTATAGCGGAACGGCAAAAGCAATTGACGTTCGCCGGGCGATGGTTGAGTTACCGGAGGTTGCCAAAGCATTAACCCCGGTTGAAAAGTATATTTTCGTGGCGTCCACAAAAAAACAGATTGCCGAGATTGACGACGAAACGTTGATTGCCAAAACCGGGCAAATGTTCCGGTTTATCGCAATGGACGTGGGGTTTATCATTCCCACGGAAAACCGGGACGATTGGACGTATATTTGTACCCGGTTGTTGGATTTGCTCAAACGCTATTATTCGCAATTAACATTATCCGAGGTTAAATTAGCGTTTGAATTGCTGATTACCGGGGAATTAGACGACTATTTGCCAAAGGATAGGGACGGCAACGCCGAACGGAAACATTACCAACAATTCAACGCCGATTATTTCGCAAAGGTATTGAACGCATATTGCCGGAAACAAAACCAAGTTATCGGCAAAGCATATACAGCGTTGCCGGAGCCGAAAAAGGAATTGACGCCGGAGGAAAAACGGTATTATCACAACCAAACCGTCGCCCGATGTAGGGAGGTATTTTTGCAATACAAATATACCGGGCGGTTTGTGTTGGGGATTACTGACGGAATGTTAATTTATGATTGGTTGCGAAAGTTGGGTTTTGCCAATGAGGTTGCCGGAACCGAAGACGACCGCAAACAAGCATTTGCCCGATATATGCAACGTGTCGCCCGTGGGTTCGTCAACAAGTACGAGGCGTACCACGTCCAACGTAAGGGAACCGACGCCCCGGAGTTGGATTTTACGGCGTATGAGATAGCGAGGGACAAAGAGATTGCCCGGACGTTTGACCGAATGATTGCCGACGAATTACAGATTGATAACTATTTAGATTTTTGGAAATGAACAAAATAACGATTGATTGTATTATTGGGATTGACCCCGGAAAAACCGGGGGGATTGCCGTTTGGCGTCCGAACCATAAAACCGAGGTAATAAAAATGCCGGGCGACCTTATGGAGTTGCGGCAATGGTTTAATTATATGAAAAGTATTTGCCGCCCGTTGGTATTCGTCGAAAAGGTTCAATTGCGCCCGGACGACGTGAACGACAACCCCGGTAAGGCGTTCCGGGTTCAAAAACTGTTATCCGAGTTCGAGAAACTGAAAACGATAATTGCCATGTGCGACGTACCGTTTGTTTTGGTACACCCCCAAAAATGGCAAAATGAATTGAAATTGCGGGTTAAGGGGGAGGAAAAGCCGGAGCGCAAAAAGCGATACCAACGAGCCGCCGCCGATTATTACCCCGATGTTAAGGCGACGTTGTGGAATGCCGACGCCCTTATGATAATGCACTTTGGACGGTACATTTTGCACAACAACCCCCGTTGGGTTTTGGAGAATTTGCCCGCCCCGATGCACGACCGTTTGTTTTAGCCCCGTATTTCGATTATTTTGTTTGAATGGGTAAAAGTATGGCAGACGAAAACAAAAGCCCGCAAATCGAAAATCCGGCGAAAATAACGTTGGAAGAATTGGCGTACATGGTTAAACAGATGCGCCACAACCAACGGAGGTGCGAATGGAACCCAACGCCGGAAAAGATTGCAACCCGGACGGCATGGGAACAAAAAGTTGACGGCGTTATTGCCGTCTTAACAGATACGCAAATGAAATTATTTTGATTTTATCCCGGTACGACTTGCGCCGTATCGGGATTTTTTTGCCCTAACACGAAAATAAAAAAAAAATTTTGGTAATTAAAATATTTACCGTAATTTTGTGGCATGAAATAACAACGACCGGGCGTTTTCCCGGAAAATAAAAAAAGAATGAGATTAACAAACAAATAAGTAGTAACCGCCGGGGGAAACCCCGGCATAAAAGAGCGAAAAAATGATTATCAAAAAGTTAGAATTGTCGAATTTCCAAGTAATTAAGGAGTTCAACGCAGATTTTGAGGGTAATGTATATTTCATTACCGGGGACAATGAGTTGGGAAAATCCACGCTATTAAAGGCAATCGGGGCGTTGTTGACCGGGAACCGGGACGCCGTGTTGCGTAATGGCGAGGACAAAGGGTTTGCCAAAATGGTTGTCGGCGACGACGGCGAGGAATACGACGTTGAATTGCGGTTTACCAAAGCCAACCCCCGTGGTACGTTATCAATCAAACAGAAAACAACCGGGATGCGGTCGGATAACGTAAGTATGTTGCAAAAGGTTTTCGGATATACGGATTTTGACGCCGTGGAGTTTTCCCGGTGGTCTGAAACCGCCGAGGGTCGCCGAAAGCAAGTGCAATACGTCCGGGCATTGTTGCCGGAGAATGTGCAAAAACGTATTGCCGAGATTGACGCCGAGGTTATGACCGTTAAGGAGAAAAGAAAGGACGCCAACGCCGAGGTCAAGACGTACACGACCATTTGCGCCGCCGCCGAAAAGCAGTTGAAACCGGGCGACGTCAAAACGTATGCCGAGAAAATCGACATTGCCGATTTAATGGAGGAACAAAACGAGAACGCCCGGTTGATTGAGAAAGCGAAAACCGTGCGTACCGCATTGCAAACCCGGACGGAACAATTGGAGGCAATCCCCGGTCGTATCAAAGCCGCCGAGGAAACCAAGAATACAGAGATTGCCGCCGCAATAAAGTACGAGGCGGAAGCCCAAGCCGAATACGACCGGATTGTTGCCGAGGCAAAAAAGGCATTGGAAGCGGCAAAGAAAAAGAGCAAAGCCGATGCGAAAGCCGCCGCCGACAAATACGACGAAACATTGGCGCAAATCCAAATGGATAAAGCCGATTACGAAACCCGTAAGAACAACGCCGCCGCATGGTTGGCAAAGTACGAGGGAAACAACCCGGAGAATTTGGATACAGCCGAACGCCTCAAACAAGCCGAGGAACACAACAAAATCAATGCGTTGGTTGTGGACTATCTGACGAAGAAAAAGCAAAAGGACGCCGCCGAAAAGGTCGCCCAAACCCACGAAAAAAAGTTGTCGGATTTGCTCAAAGAGCGGGAAACACTTATTGCGAAATCGGAATTGCCGATTGCCGGGTTGACGTTCACGGACGACGGGTTGGAGTTAAACGGCGTGCCGTTCGTCGCCGGGAAAGTGTCGGATAGTCAGATAATGGAGGTTGCCGCAAAATTGATTATCGCAAGCAATCCGACCGTTAAGGTATTCCGCATTGCGAGGGGCGAAAGTTTGGGCGCAAAACGTCTGCAATCCCTTATCGAATTAGCCCGGAAAGAAGGGTATCAAGGATTTATAGAGGAAGTCAAGCGAGGACAGGACGATTTAATTATTGAGGAATACAGCGAAACCGAGTAATTAACCGGGGCGTCGGTTCCCCGGCGTCCCTTAAACAAAACAATATGGAAGTTAAAGAAATGACAATTGCGGACGTGTTGAAAATGCCGTTGTTTTTTGAGAACGTGAAACGCCAATTAACGAGCCTTTGGAACGACCGGGAGAAAGCCCGTAAGGATGCGACCCGGAATAATACGAGGTTGCGGGCGCACGTTATCGACCGTATGCACAATACCGGGCATTGGGAACCGGGAAATTTCGTTATTCTTTTCGCAAAAGTTTTGGATAAGGTCGCAACCGGGTATTCGTCGAGCGAACGGGCGTTTATCCGTGCGGTTGGAATGACAGCGTTTAATATCACAATGCAAAAGTTAATCGACGATGAGAAAGCGAGAAATAACGGCAACGGGGACGATAAATAATAACGGCGGGTTGGCAATGTACATGGGCGAATTAAATGAATTTTTCAAGGGTTGGAAAGGTTCCCGGATAATTGCCCGGTTTATTGTTGCGTCGCCCGGTTCGTCCGAGGCTTTGAAAGGCTATTATTTCAACTATGTTGTACCCACGTTCCGACACGCCATTTGGGAGGCGGGCGAACGTCTTACGGAGGAACAAACGGAACGGAGGTTGCGGGAGTTTTCCCCAATTATGTACGTCGAGCGGGTCAACGAGGAAACCGGGAAATATTCCCATGAATTGCGCACCGTGGCGGAATTGTCGAACGCCGAGTTAATCGAGCATATCGAAACACTCAAACAGATTGCCGCCGAGGAATACAACACGTATATTGACGACCCCCGAACGTTGTAAGGTATGTTTTGCAAGTGTAACGGAAAGCGTAAGAATTACCCGTTGGCGGGTTGGCGGATTATTCGCCACGAATACACGCCAAAGCATTACAGCCGGATAAAGTGTTTGCGTTGCGGGTGCGTTTGGATTACACGGGCAAAATATGTTGAGCAAACGCCCAACGACGACGGGCAAAAACGATTATTTTAACGAACAAAAAAGTAACGAGAGTATGAAATTTGAATTAAAAGACATTTGTTTTTTCGATTGCGAAACAACAGGAGTACCCGCAAAGGGTTTGAAATGGGGTGCGGATTTTAACCAATTCCTGCACGTCGTACAATTGGCGTGGGCGTTCGGCGACAAAGAACGCAGTTTTATAATTAAGCCGGACAATTACGAGATACCGCCGGAAACGACCGCAATACACGGGATAACGACCGAACGGGCAATTGCCGAGGGCGTACCGTTTGCCGAGGTTATCGACGAATTTTTGGCGGATGCCGCCGCCGCACCGCTTGTATGTGCGCACAACATTTATTTCGATACGTTGATGTTGAAAGCGAACATTTTGCGTTATTGCGGCAAAGAGTATTACGACGCCAAAGCCGAGGACGCATTGCACAAGGGAAAGCGCATTGATATAATGATGGAAACTATTAAATTTGTCGGCGCATTGTATTGGAATGGCAAACCGGGAAAATTCTCCAAATTGGAGGAATTATTTGCAAAGTTGTTCCCCGGCGAAACATTCCCGGCGCACGACGCATTACAGGACGTTAAGGCATTACGCCGATGCGTCCCGGAATTGGTCGAATTGGGGGTTATCGAGTTGAAGCAAAAGGAATACCCGGCGGAACAACTCAAAGCGAAATTTGAGCCGGAAAAGTCCGGAAACGGGGGCATAGTTTTACGACCCTAACCCCCGTAACGGAGCCAATCGGAACCGGGGAACCCGTCCCGGAACCAACCCCGGAACCGGAACGCCCGGCGGTTCCGTCGAATAGTAAGACACGGGAATTGTTGGACGAAAACGAATTTTGATTAAAACCGTGCCGGGCGGATTCCCGGCGACAAATAATATTATAATATGAACGAAGAAAAAAAAGCCGCAAACGTTATGTTAATACCAAGTGAAAAGGCGTTTGCATTGTCGAAAGTAAAGACATTAAAGGACGGCGGGTTAGACGTGCATTATGAAGTTACCGAAACAATCGGCAATGAGAGTTACACGAACAAATACCACGTCGAAAGTGCAAAGGACATACACCCGGATTTGCGGGATTGTTTCGACCGTTTGCGCCCAATCATGGGACGTATTTTCAATATCACGTCCTTTTTGTCAATGATCGGAACCGACGATTTTAAGGCGAACAAGAACCAAAAGGAGGTCGCCCGCAATTTCGCCGACGAAATGTTGAAAAACATTGAGGTTCGGGGCGTGTCCTATTCCGGTCAAGACGATAACGTTGGGGTCGTCCTTACGGGATTGTTCACGGTATCCAACGACCAAAAGACGGCGATAAATTCGCCCCGTCTGAAATTCAATACCGAAACGTTCGGTTTTGAGGAGGAATTGGAAGCAATCGTTGCGGACATTGAAAACGAGGTTTACGCATTTTTGTTCAAAGGCAAAAAGGCGCAATTGGAATTGTTCGGGGCTGACGGCGAACCTGCATCGGGTTTGGTCGCAGAGCCGGAAAAGGAGGAAGGATTGTTCCCGGAGGTCGGCGACCCGGCTAACGAGGACGACCCGGAGGACGAAACGGCGGATATGTAAGCAATGGAGCCGATATTGCTAACAGACCGGGAAGAATACCAATTTGTAACCGATAGGGGGTTTTGCCCCCTATTGGATTACAAGCGGTTTACAATGGATATTCGGTTGCGTGTCGAAATCCAACGGGAATTGTTCGGGAATTGCGTTTTAGGACGTGGCGACATTCCCGTTGCCAACCAACGGTTTTTCCGGTGGGTTTGGGAGCATAAGCCGCACAGATGCGAGGAATGTTTAAAGCCGTTACGGAATTATTCCGCCGTTTATTGTTCGCATATATTGACCCGTGGAGCGTTTCCCGAAATGGCGCATGATGCAAGAAATATAAATATACTATGTTTTGAACATCATTCATGTTGGGAGAATGGGGATAAAACGAAAATGCGTATATATTCCGGCAATATGAGAATGATTGAATTAATGAAAAATGAGTATGCAAATTTGGAAAGATATTGAGGGTTACAAAGGACATTATCAAATTTCTAATTATGGCAATGTTCGTTCCTTAAAAAAGGATGCGTTTCTAATGAAAGGCGGATATTTGAAAGGATATAAAATAATTAGTTTATGGAAAAATGGAACCGGGAAAATGTTCCGTGTTCATAGATTAGTTGCGGCGGCTTTCATTCCGAACCCGGACAACAAACCATGTATCGACCATATCGACGGCGACCGAGCCAATAACCATGCAGATAATTTGCGTTGGGTTACGGTTAAAGAAAATCAGAATAACCCAATAACAAAATCTAAATGGATTGGAAAAAAAGCGAAACCGCACCACGAAAAAGCGGTTGAGCAAATAAAAAACGGTATTGTTGTAAATGTATTTGTTAGCATACAAGAAGCCGCCCGAAAAGGCAATTTTTCGGCAACGGCAATTTGTAAGGTATGTAAAGGGAAAGGAAATTTGCATAAGGGTTATAAATGGAGATATAAAAAATGAGAATCAAAAAGAGGCAACCCGATTACGGGGCAATTTCCCGCCGTTCAATCAAAAATGATTTCAGACGGGTACAAACATACCCGGAAAGGGAGAAACGCCCGCAAATCGAAAATCCGCCCGAAATAAATGCAGAAAGACGGGTTTTGTTTGTTGGGGAAAATTCCGAGTATTACAAATTGCGTTCTTTTATAGTTGGAAAATTGGTTCGGTTAGTTCAAAAATCAAGCGTTGGCGGTTGGGTTTGTGAGTTCGTACACGACGACGACCGAAAAGCGATAAACCATGCCGCCGGATGGTCGGATAATAAGAAACAATATTTGTTGGATTGCGTAAAATTCAAGTGAAATGAAAATAAAATCAAAAACCGGATATAAAATTGCGTTATACACGTTCGTGACGTTAACGGTTGCGTCTTATATGTGGGCGTTGTATAGTATCATTGTTTGGATAATTAAAGCGTTTTTTGTATGAGTGTAAACAAGGTTATTTTGATGGGATATATCGGGAAAGCCCCGGATTTTAGGGAGTTCGACAACGGGGGTTGCGTGGCGACCTTTTCGTTGGCAACCACGAAACGAGGTTATACCACAAAGGACGGGCGGCAAATCCCGGAGCGGACCGAATGGCATAACGTCGTATTGCAAAACGGGTTGGCAAAGGTCGCCAATCAGTACGTCAAAAAGGGCGACAAACTGTATATTGAGGGCGAATTGAGAACCCGGAGTTATGACGATGCGCAAGGCGTCAAACGGCATGTTACCGAGATAGTCGCAACCGATATGGAAATGTTGACCCCGAAAGCGACCGGAGCCGGGGCGCAAGTACCGCCGCCGCCCGTGCCGGATGCACCCGCCCCCGACGGAAACGACGATTTACCATTTTAAGCCGTTGACGATATGGGAGCGATAAACGGACGGGTTATTTACAGCCCAAAAGGTAAAGCCGGGGAATACGCCGAGAACGCCGCCAATTTCTTTGTCGGTTGTTCCAACGGTTGTACTTACTGTTATTTGCGCAAAGGTCGTGGCGCAAAGGTATTGGGAGGCAGTCGCCCGGAGTTGAAAAAGACGTTGCGGGAATATCCATACGCTTTGGATATTTTCAAAAACGAATTGTTGGCGCATAAGGAGGAATTGCAGAAAACGGGGTTATTCTTTTCGTTCACGACCGACCCGTTGTTGCCGGAAACGGAACGGTTGACCCGTCAAGCGGTCGGCGTATGCCAACGCCACGGCGTCCCGGTTAAGATATTGAGCAAATGCGCCGAGGGGTTGAACCGCTTCATTGATTTTGCCGAGGCGTCCGAGGGTTGGGACGTGTCCCGTATCGCTTTGGGCGCAACGTTGACAGGTTGCGACGAATTGGAGCCGAACGCCGACCCAAATATGATGCGGGTTAATGTGTTGGCACGGGCAAAACACCACGGGTTCCGCACCTTTGCAAGCGTGGAGCCAATCCCGCCGGGAATGTACGACCGGGCAATTGGGATAATCAAATTGTCGTATCCATTCGTTGACCTGTATAAAATCGGGTTGCAGAGCGGCGGCAAATATCCGAAACGGGAAATACGATTGATTTACGACACGATTACGGAACATTGGGAGGGACGCCCGGAACAACCCCGTATCTATTGGAAAGATAGTATTGTTAATCCGTTGGGGATTGACCGGGGAGAATTGCCGGGGTATTGTGTCCCTGTTAATTGGGATTTGTTTAATAATGAAAAGTGAAATACGGGTTGAGGTTCCCGCCGATTGCCGATTGGTCGGAGTAAGGACGGACGGCGATGTTGTCGTTATCATTTACGAGCCAATCCAAAACGTCCGGCAAATTGGATTTATCCATTACCCGGAACCCGACGACGAAACCGAGGAACCCGAAAATAAAAAGTAAATATGCAGTACAGCAATAAGGATTACAACCCGGAAAGGCACGACCGTTGGCGTGCGTTGACCGTAAAACAGCCATACGCAAATGATTTGGTAACGGAGGCGTACAAGGACGAAAACGGTATTGTTTACGGGAAAAAGACAATTGAAGTTAGGAGCAAAAACACGTCATACCGTGGCGACGTGCTGATATGTTCCGCAGCGTCCCCGGTTTATCCGGGAATGGAAAGCGGCGTTACTTTGGGATTGGTTGAGTTGTACGACGTAAAGCCGATAAAAGAGTTTACGCCGGAGGATTGGGAAAACACCCGGATTCCAAAGGAAAAGAGGGCGAAAATAACAAAGGGGTACGGGTGGTTGATGCGCAACCCCCGCCGGGTTATTGAATTTCCGGTTAAGGGGCAATTGGGTATCTATAATCTCGTATATACAAAAGGTTGTATTGTTGAATATCCTAAAGTTATGGTAATGGATAAAAAGGGTTATGAATTAGCAAGAAAGGAGGCACACAATGAGTAAGGACAAACACACCGTCCAAACAGGCATACACGTTGGGCGGGTCGGCGTATATGTTTACGCCCGTGAGTATTGGCAATATCATAGTTGGCAATTTGGGGTATCCATTGATGCAATAAACGGTTACGACCGTTATGTTGATATTGAGGCGAAAATATTGTTTGTCGGCATTGGCATACGGTTTATATGGATTAAAAGAAAGGTAAAACGATGAAAGCAAAGATTTTATTGTTATCTTTGGCAACGCTTTTGTTGGGGGCGTGTCAAAGCGAGAACGAACCAACGGAGGCATTTAATTTACTTCAAAAATCCGAGAGCATGGAAGAAAGAAACGAGTTTGTAACGAATGCCACGGCGGCAATGATACAGATAAACGCCCCCCGGTATAATTGTGAGGTTGTCGAAATCGCATTAGCCGGGGGCGATAGGGTACGAATTTGCGTAAAAGGCGCAAAGGACGATTTGGACGCATTGTTTGACTATGTAAACGAAGCGGGCAAAGAATGAGAGTAAAGCAACCCGAAATATTCGACCCGAAAAGGGAGTACAAGCCCGGCGAACGTGCCATTTACAAAGGCATGGTTATTATTGCCGAGTTATGGACGAAAGCCGCCCAAAGGTTAGCAGACGACCCCGGAACCCTGTTTTGCCAACGGTGCGTCCGTTGCAAGATAGACCGGGACGTTTGCAACGGGGCGCACTTGCAATGCGATAAGTACAACAGAACCGACCGAAAAACGATATTTTGGCGGTTGGCATATCTGAAAACAGTAAGAACGAATAAAAAATTAGAGCGATGACAGAAAGTAAATTAAACCCGTTTGATGCGGAATTGTTGGTTATGATTGGCGATATTGCCAAAAGCCAACCGGAGGTCGAGGAAAAACCCGACCGTTACGAAATCACGGTTGACACAACCGAGATACAGGGAAACGCAATTGAAGCACTAAAACAGGCAGTCGCCGGACGATTGGGGAAACGCTTGTTAGTTACCCACACGTTAGACGCCGCCGTTGTTTTCAACGTCGAGTACGACCCGACGGAATACCCGGAACAAATCCGCACCCGGTTAGTTGAGCCGGACGCCACGGCGGGAACCCGATATTGCCGCACGTTGTTAGAAGTTGACGCAATACAGGTACGCCGGGACAATTTGGACGACCTGTTGAGATTTACCGGAGGCGGAACCATGACGATACCGAGAACCCCAAACGGGCGGGCGGTTTATTCGTTCCCGGACGGCAACGGCATTTTCATTGACGCCCCGGAAACGTACTACATTGTCCGGGAACCGGACGGACGATTGACAACCCGCCCGGAAAGAGAGTTTAACCGGGAGTTTGAGCCGAAAGGCGTAAGCGTACCGAAAGAACCCGGCGATAAGGGATGCGGGAATTGCGCCAACTTTACAAACGAGGACGTCAACGGGAACGGTTATTGCGAGGCGTTCAAATGCGAACAATCGTGCGGCGTTATGCCGTGCCAAGAGTACAAACCTAAAAATCAATAAAGCGATGAACAAAAGAGAAAAATTTTTGAAAGAGATTGCCGAGGTTATCAACCGTAATTCTTTGGAGGCGCATTTTAACGATACCCCGGATTACATATTGGCGAAAGTCGCAGTTGAAGCAATGGAGAATTTCGCCGAAGCGTCCGCACGGAGGGACAATTGGCACGGGTTCAAAGAAGCCGATAAGCCGGGCGAGGTTGTGCGGAATGAGGATTGCGACAATTGCCCGGTTCGGGGGATTTGCCCGGAGCATAAGAAGCCGGAGGCGTTCGACGTCCCAAAGGAGGTGCGAGCAATGGCGGAATTTTTCGGCAAGATGTTCCCCGGTTCCAAAGTAGAAATACACCGGGTCGAAATGCCGAAAAGGAACCCACGGGATAAACGCCGGGCAAAGAACCAACGAAAGAACCGAAAAGGAGGGCGCAACAATGAAAGATAATTGCAAAAACCCATGTATGATGTTTGATAATCCCAATATTTGCTTTATTTGGGATGAAATATTAGGAATATGGCGACACACAACCGCCGACCGGATAATATCCGGGTTAATGGGTAACTATCAAAGCGCAGAAGCATGAAAGCAAAAAATAATTGCCCGGATATAATTCCGAATATGCCGACCGAATGCGCCCCGGATAATCGAAGCCCGAAAAGATATGCGGGACGTGTCGATATTTCAACCCGGAATTTCCGGTTAATGGGAAACCCGCCCCGGTATGTTTGGCGTTGAAGATGATAAAAGGGGAACGGAATACACCAACCCCCGTGGAACCCAACCGCATTTTCGTTGTTCGTGCGGTAAATACGAAAGGAGGTATTAGATGAGTTTAGATGTATCATTAAACAGGAAAGCAGACGAACAAAGTGTTTGTAGTGAGTGCGGACAACATTATTTCCCGAATTATTCCGTATATGATGCGAACATTACGCATAATTTGGGGGAAATGGCAAATGCCGCCGGAATATATGAGATTGTATGGCGACCGGAGGAAAACGGAATAACGACCGCCGAACAATTGATTGAACCATTGGAAAAGGCAATTGCGGATATGAAAGCCCGACCGAAATATTACGAGCAATTCAACAGCCCTAACGGTTGGGGGACATACAAAAATTTTGTCCCGTGGTTGGAAAAGTATTTAGCGGCTTGCAAAGAGTACCCGGACGCCGTGGTTGAAGTAAGCAGATAACAGGCGAAAGCCCCGGAAAACAAAGCCGGGGTTTTGCCGTTTATATGTGAGAGAGAACAAACGGTTGGCAATGCGGCGGAAAAGCCGTAAATTTGCCCCGTGGTTAAAAGATAACCGCCGAGATATAGAAAGTATTGGATAAGACAAAAAAGCCTCTTAAAATGGAAATTCCGTGCAAATAACTTGCAATCGAAAAACATTTGAAACGAAATTGCCCGGTATAAATCTATAAGGGAAGCGGAAAGAAAAACGGGAATAAAAAATATAACAATTACCCGATGTTGTAAAGGAGTGTATAAAACGGCGGGCGGGTATGTGTGGGAATACGATTTGACGATTAAGGAGGTTTTACGATGAAAAAGAGAAAGAAGCCATTAGGCTACAACAAACGTTCCGAGGAACAACGAATTTATGACATTCGGTTTTGTGCCGATTTATTTTTGCGTGGTTATTCGTACCGGGAAATTGCGGACGCATTGAACCGGGATTTGTCCGCCCGTGGAATGGGTTATACAATAACCTTTCAAATGGTTTATTACGATTTGCAACAATGCCTTATCGAATGGAAGCGGGAACGGTTGGAAACAATCGACGAATATGTTACGCAGGAATTGCGCAAGTTGGATAAAATGGAGCAACAAGCGTGGGAGGCGTGGGAGGTATCCAAAACCGGAAAGCAGCGCACCAAAGAGAAAACCAACCGGGGGCATCCTATCAAAACGGATGCGACCGACGGCGACCCGGAATATTACGGGTATGACGAAACGACCGTTGAAACGTCGGCGGGCAATCCCCGGTTTTTGGACTTGCTGTTGAACATTCAACAACGCCGGGCAAAGATGTTGGGATTTGATGCACCCGTTAAAATCGAGATACCCGGATACAACGCCGGGACGGACGACGATAAACCGAAATACGATGTTAAGGCAATCCCGGACGACCTGTTGTTTGCCGTCGCCGACAAATTGCAGTCCGCCGAATTTCAAAAGACAATCGCCGAGAAAGGAGGGGCGCAATAATGGCAAAGCGAATGAATGTTGTTAAACAGGTTGTAACCAAAACGAACCATTATTGCGGGGATTGCGGACACGGTGTTTGGTATTTCGACCATGAGAATTTAGATTTTGCAAATAGATTGCCGATTTGTTGCCGTTGTCCGTTTACCCCGAACCGTTCCCGGATAAGGAGCAAAACGGCGTGTTTGAATTGGATACCGAAAAAGCCCGGCGAATTGATAGTTACACCCGATAAAATTGTACGACCATGAGTAACGAGGAATTATTGAAGATGTACGAGGCAATCAAGGCAGACCCCGGCGAATTGGTGCGAGCCGCCGCCCGTAAACGTCTTATCAACTTTGCCCGGTATATGCAACCGGATTTGGTATTGGAACCGTTTCATGTTGTATATTATACCCTGTTGGATATGTTTGCGCATGGCAAAATACGAAGGATGATTGTACAACAGCCGCCGCAACATGGCAAATCGGAGGGGTCAAGCCGCAAATTACCCGCATTTATGTTGGGGTTAGACCCCGACCGCAAAATATGTATCGGTTCGTATGCGGCGACAATCGCACGGGATTTTAACCGGGACGTTCAACGAATAATCGACACGCCCCGGTATCGTGAATTATTCCCCGGCACGTACTTAAATGGGTCGAACGTCGTAACAATGGCGAATACCTATTTGCGCAATTCCGATGTTATCGAGATGGTCGGGCGTAAGGGGTCGTTGCGTGTCGTCGGTCGTGGCGGTTCGCTGACGTCTAAAACCGTGGACGTTTCGATATTGGACGACGTGTATAAAGATTACGCCGAGGGTAACAGCCCGATAGTACGGGCGGCGGCGTGGAAATGGTACACGACCGTTGTACGCACCCGTTTACACAATGATAGTCAAGAATTGATTGTATTTACCCGTTGGCACGACGACGATTTGATCGGGCGCATTGAAAAGAGCGGCGAAACGATTATTGATGTTAAGTGTTGGGCGGATTTGGAGGACGTAACGCCGGGGGCGTGGGTGCGCATAAACTTTGAGGGGTTGAAAACCGGGGAACCGACCGAGATAGACCCACGGGAACCGGGGGCGGCATTATGGGAAAGCCGACACAGTAAGCAAAAGTTGGAAGCGCAAAAGGCATTAGACCCGGTGCAATTTCAATGCCTGTATCAAGGCAACCCCGGTTCCGCCGAGGGTCGATTGTACCAACCTTTCAAAACGTGGGTCGAAAAATCCGATTACGGCACGTACATTCGTTCCGGCGCATACATTGACGTTGCCGACGAGGGCGACGACCTGTTGTTTGCCGCAACGTATGACGTGTATAAGTCCGACAATCTGTTTTTCAACGAGAAAACAAAGCGCATGGAGCCGATATTGTTTGCCCTTATTACAGATATGGAAATGACGGACGAAAATACGGACGTTACAACCGTAACCGTCCCGGCGATGATTAACCGGAACGGGACGCAAAAAGCGTGGGTTGAGAGCAACAACGGTGGTGCGGGTTACGAAAAGGTTATCAAAAAGAAAGTCCGGGCGATTACCGACCCGTTTTATCAAGGGGGCAACAAGGAAAGCCGGATAATAACAGCGTCCGCAATGGTTAATCAACATATAATTATGCCGTTCGGTTGGGAAACCCGGTACAAAGCCGTTTACGACCATGTAACCGGATTTTTGCGCAATTTCGGAGCCAATACGCACGACGACCCGGAGGACGGATTGACCGGGATATATGAAAAGGAGATTGTGGACGGCAATATACAGCCATACGCACACGCAAACCGAGGCGTAAGACGACGCAATTAGCAATATTTTTGAGATATGCAAGATTATCCGGGAAAAAGTTTATAACTTTGTAATCGAAACGAGGGGGCAAAGGGACAGCCCCGGAGAAAGTAACAATATTTTTAACGTTAAAAACAAAGAAGTATGATTTGTAAATGTCCGGCGGGGGCGGCGTTGCCCGATGTACCCGCAATTAAGTGTTCGGAAAGTTTCGGACAGGTTCAGAAAGTGGCTTTTCAACGTCTTATGAAAGACGACGGAAGCAAAAACAGTTTTACGAGTGCAAAAGCGATTACGGCGTTAGCGTCATGGACGCCCCTATTATCGGCGGCGGATAGCACGAAAATAGTTGTTTCGCCGTATATCCAAGCCCCGACCGCCGAGGCGGGAGCCGCCCGCACCTTTGGAGGCGGTAACGAAACGTTAGGAGGCGTCGAAGAGATTATTGGACGTGAACCAACCCCGTTTACCGGAGTTATCCGCAAAGCCCCGCAGGAGGTTATCAAGGCATTAAAGGAAATGCAATGCGAAAGTTGGGGCGACAATTTGGGTATCTTCATTTTCGACGAAAACGGCGCAATTGGAGCCATTAAGGACGCCACAACGGAGGGTACATTTTACCCGATACCGATACGTTCGTTGTTTATCGGCGATAAGACGTTGGGCGGATTGGAAGCCCCGGACAGCAACGCAATACAATGGTCGTTTTTGCCGAATTGGTCGGACGATTTGGCGATTGTTGCCCCGGCGTTTAACCCGCTTACGGATTTGAAACCCGCATAAGAGTAATGACGGCGAAAGTTACAAAGGTCGTGTTGGAGTGTCCGACCCTTAACACGACCGAAGAATTTGAGATTAACCACGCCGAACGCCTGTTGCGGATGCCTAACAATGGCGGTTGGCAGTTGCCCGAAAAAACACCTTTTGAATTTAGCAAAGAAAATGGGATTAGATATAAAACGCATAAGAAAGGAAATAACGGAACCGAGGAAAAAGGCGACGATAAATAAAGCGGTCATACATCAAAACCGCATTAAATTTCACGCCCAAACCAACGTAACGCCCTTAATGTGTTTACCCACGACCGATTTTTTGGCATGGGTTCAAAATCTTATCCCGCACGATAAATTCAAAATCTTCAAAACATTGTTCCGTTACCCCGTTCGTACCAACGAGGTAACGGGCATTTGTTTTGATAAGTTGAGCCGTATTTTCGACGGTCGTAACCCGGCGTTCAACTATCAATTCCAAAACACGGAACAACGGGACGATTGGGAGTATTATCGCCAAGATGTATTAAAGGAGCCGGAAATTTGGAGTACGAAAGGTTGGGAGTTTTTCAAGACGGAAATAAACAGCGTCTTAATAGTTGATTTGCCCGCCGAGCAAAACCCCGCCGACCGATACCCGACCCCGTATTTTTATTGGCTACCTATCGAAAGCGTCATAACCTTTGAGGCAAACCGGACAACCGGGGTTATGGATTGGATAATTTTCCGCCAACCCGATAAACGTATTGCAGTTATTGACGATGAACGATACCGAGTGTTTGCAGAGGACGACGGCGGCAACATAGGCGAATTATTGGTTGATAACCCACACGATTTGCGCTATTGCCCCGCCCGTTTCTTTTGGAACGAGCCAATGAATTTGCGAGAACCGGACGTTAAACAATCCCCGCTAACAAAAGAATTGGAGGCGTTGGATTGGTTTTTGTTTTTCCATATATCGAAGCGGCATTTGGATATGTACGGGGCGTACCCGATATATTCCGGTTACGAACAATCGTGCGATTTTACAAACGCCGAAAACGGCGATTATTGCGACGGTGGATTTTTGAAAGACAAACAAGGGTATTATAGGTTAGACCAAGCCGGGTTATTGATGCGTTGCCCCAAGTGCGGCGACAAACGGATTACCGGGGCGGGTTCCTTTGTTGAAATACCGATACCGGACGGGGACAAACAACCCGATTTGCGGAACCCGGTACAAATGTTGACCGTTGACCGTACAAGCCTGGATTATAACGTTGAGGAAGAAAAGCGATTGCGGGAAAACATTATTACCGCCGTCGTCGGACAAAACGAGGAAGTAACCCAACGGGAGGCATTCAACGAACAACAGGTTAAAGCCGCATTTGAGAGCCAAAGCACGGTATTAAACCGAGTGAAAAAAGGCTTTGAAGCCGCCCAACAGTTCGTCGATGAAACGGTTTGCCGATTGCGATACGGCAATATGTTCGTATCTGCAAAAGTCAATTACGGCACGGAGTTCTATTTGTACGACGCAAGCGAGTTGCGGAACCGTTATAAGTTGGCAAAGGAAAGCGGCACAAGTGAGGCAGAATTGGACGCCCTACAAAATCAGATTATCGAAACGGAGTACCGGAACAACCCAACCCAATTGCAACGTATGTTGATATTGGCAGAATTGGAGCCGTACCGCCATTTGACCCGGAACGAGGTATTGGATTTGTACGGACGTAACTTAATCCCGGAGAATGAATTGCGTATAAAGTTGAATTTCGCTAACTTTGTCCGCAGGTTTGAGCGGGAGAATACAAACATTTTGGAGTTTGGAACGCAAATACCATTCGACAAAAAGATTTCAGTAATAACAAGTAAATTTAATGATTACGCAAATGAACACAATGTTAAGTAGTGAGGTTTGGCAGGATATACAAGGTTATTCCGGCATATACCAAGTTAGCACATTAGGGCGTATCCGTAGTTTGAAAAAAGGGAAAATCAAATTACTAAAGCCTTATATCAACAATATGGGTTATGCTGTTTTATCTTTATATGCTAACCACAAACAAAAAACATATCATGTTCATAAATTAGTTGCTGAAACATTTTTAGTTAAAGTTGACGGCAAAAATTATATAGACCATATCAACGGTATTAAAACGGATAATAGAATTGATAATTTACGTTGGTGTACTCCAAAAGAGAACGCTAATTTTGAATTATCAATTATTAACCGAAAGCGTGCAATGCGTAAAGCGTGTGGAGTTTCTGTTAATCAATATGATTTAAGCGGTAATTATATTGCTACTTATGCGACATTAACAGATGCTCAAACTATTACAGGAATTGCATATCAAAATATACATGCATGTTGTATTGGTAGGTATAAAACAGCCGGAAATTATATTTGGAAATTTAATAAATAAATTAAATTATGAGAGTAAAAGTAAACGATGGGAAAACAAAGGACGTCGCAATTACCGACGTCACCCCCGAAAACTACATTGTACCGAGCAACGAACAACATTTGTATCATTGCATTATTGAGGTGCGCAAGTTTGATAGCGAAACGGGCAAACGCTTATCCGTTCCCCGTATCCAAAAGTTCGGCAAAAAGTCCTTTGAAAACGGCATTTTGGACGCACTGAAAAAACAGGGTTACACGATTACCGTATTGCACGACCCCAGCGAGTACGTCAAGGCGCAAGCCGAGGAAAAAGCGGCACGAACCGCCGCACAGCAGAAAGCCGCCGAGGAAAAAGCCGCCGCCGATGCAAAGGCAAAGGCAGAAGCCGAGGCGGAAGCCAAAGCCGAGGAAAAAGCGGCGTTAAAGGCTGAAATTTTGGCGGAATTGAAAGCGGCGGGAGTTATCCCGGCGGAACCCGCCAAAGAAACCAAAGCCGATGCAAAGGCAAAGGCAGAAGCCGAGGACAAACCCGGAGCGAAAAAGTAACAGAGTATTAAACTATTAAAAATACGATTATGGCACAGATTGCACAGCAGGACAATTTGGTTATTGAAGTAACAACAACCGCCGCCGCATTGGATAGCGACACAAAGAAAAAGTTGATTGAATGTATTGAGGGCGGAACAATTGCCGACGTCATTTTGGTAACAAAAGAGGTTGAAAAGAAAATCAGCCATGCACGTGTTGTTAGTTGGTTGGTTGACACAACCGGGGATTCGCCAAAATACACAATTGATATTATTAACGCAAACAGCGGCGAAGTAGAAGCAATCGCACTTAATTAATTCAAAGGGAAAGAATTATGTTAACGAGGGAAATTTTAATTGCAAATGCGGCTTTGTCCGGTTTGACGGACGAACAAATTGCGGCAATTACAACATTGTCCACCAACGACGAAAATAGCGTTATTGCCAAAAAGACGGGCGAAATTTACGGCGGATTGGATGCCGATATTTTGGCGGCGTCCGGTATCGCAAAGAACGGAACCGAAAAGACGTTTGATTACGCAAAACGTGTGGTCGCTGAGTTCAAAACCAAAGCGGAAAGCGCAAGCGCATTGCAAACCCAAATCGACAGTCTGACGAAAGAAAAGGCACGTTTGGAAAAGGCAATTGCCGACGGTGCGACCGATGCGGAAACGGCAAAGGCGTTGAAACAGGCGAAAGCCGATTTGACGGCGGTAACAACGCAGTTTAACGACCTCAAAAGCAAGTACGATGAAGCCGAAAAGAAATTCCAAACGGAGTTGTTCGGCGTTCGTATCGAGGGTGCATTGCAGACCGCAACCGCCGGGTTGAAATTCAAACCGGGATTGCCCGAAAGCGCAACAAAGGTTTTGTTAGCGCAAGCAATCGACAAAATTAAGGGTATGAACCCCGAATATATCGACGACGGAAAAGGCGGTAAAATCCTTGCTTTTAAGGACGAAAGCGGCGCAATTATGCGTAACCCGAACAATCAGTTGAACCCGTACACCCCCGGCGACCTGTTGGCAAAGGAATTGGAAACAATGGGTATTTTGGATAAGGGACGCCAAGCCGGAGGCGGCGGAACGGTTCCCCCGGCGGGCGGTTCCGGCGGTGGTGGCGGAACAACCATTGACATAACGGGCGCAAAAACCCGTGTCGAGGCTTACGAAGCAATCGCCGCAAACCTTATGGCGCAGGGTTTAACGGCGGGTTCCGAAAAGTTCGACGCCGCAATGAAACAGGCATGGCAGGACAACAATATTGCCGCATTGCCGGAAAAATAAACAATCACGGGTAAAGGGTGAACCCGCATTTAATAACAATTAAATTTTTAACATTATGTCATTAGTAGCAACAAGATTGCAAAATTGGCGGATTGAAAACCCGGAATTAGACCGTAATATGACCCGCCCGTGTGAGTATGGCGCATTGGATTTTTTCATTGAGCAAACCAACGCCCCGTCCTCAATCATTAACCCCAATTTGCGTGACCGTGCGTTTGCGTCCATTGGTAACACGGTACAAGTACCCGTTATCAATTACGACGGCGATGTACAGGTTAGCAATGTCCGTTCGTGCGTTATCGCTGACGATGAAAATACGTCCGCATTGGTAACGGTTGTTTGGGCGACTTATGCCATTGGCTTTACAATGGTTCCCGCCGCCTACATGAACAACGAAATTTCCTACGAACACGACTTTTTGCGCAAAATGGAAAAGACGTGCCGGGCTTTGGCGGACAAATTGGACGTCGGAGCCGTTGCCGCATTGGAGGCAAACAAAACACAGGTGTTCAAAACGTTGCTTAATTACACGGAGTCGGGCAACGTGGTACAGGTTCCAACCCAAATGGCGACCGAGATTTTGGGCGATATTAACCCGATTATGCGGGCTAACTGTTACCCGGAATATATCCACATTATCGCCAACGCCGGGGTTGATAGCCTTATACGTAAACTTGCACAACATGGCGTTTACAACGACGTAAACAAGCGCATGGAGTACGACAATAAGGTTTTGCACTACACGAACAACGTTACCGACGAATCGGGCAAAATGGGAACCATGTTTGCCGTTGCTGACGGTAATGTTGGTATCCTTACACGTGTTGACCGTGAGGCATTGCGCCGCACCCGTGCGAATTTCCACGAATGGGACGTTGTACGTTTGCCGTACATTGATTTGCCCGTTGGTTCGCACTATTACACCGCCGTTGGCGACCAGTCCGCAATCATGGGCGCCGCAACCGCCGATTTGACGTGCGCCGTTAAGGAGTATTTCGGATTTTCCGTTGACGTGGCGTATATGGTTGCTTACAACAGCAACCCGGATACTGTGGCAAACCCGATTATCAAAGCCGAGATTGCCGCCCGCAATCCAAACGAACCGTTGGGTATGCCTGTATATGTAACCAACGCCGGGGAATTTCCCGCCGGAGGTGCGGGCGCATAACGCCGGAGCATAACGAATTGTTAAACCGAGGGGACGGGGTGGTTATCCCCGCCCCCTTATTTATTTCAAACGCAGATGTACCGATTAAAAGAAATACAGGACGCATTATTGCACGTCGTCGGGTGGGAACAATCATACGACCCGGCAAAGGCGATAGACGACAATTTAACGCAGACGGAAAGCGGTTTGACGTTTCAAGGTGCGCACCCCCTTGTTACTTTGGATAATGTCCGGGCAATCGTCCCGGATGATTTCGTTTTTCAATATCCGGTTTGGAATATGATAGCGGAATACAAAGCCGGGGCAAAGGTTCGCCACAACAACAAAGTTTGGATTGCGGCACGGGACAACCAAAACGAGGAACCGACCGAAAGCGATTTTAACGACGATAACGGCAACCCATATTGGCAACCGTACAATTTCATTTCCGATTATTTGGAGCGGTTGACCCGTAACGGTATTGCGCAAATGGTACAAACATTCACGCAAATAAAGGGATTGGATAAGGAAACAAAGAACTTGTTGGAACGGCGCACGTTCTTTGACGGTGCGGGACGTATCCGGGCGACTTTGCCGAATAATCATAAATTAGTCGGGTTTGAAATTGTCCCGGTTCGTTCTATGGGCGTAACAATGAAAATCGAACAAATCGGGTTGCAAATGACGGGCGCAACCGGGGTTGTTCGTATGTATCTTTTCCATTCGTCCCAAATTGACCCGATAAAGACGTTTGATTTGAATTTTACGCAGACAAACGGCGGTTTTCAATGGTTCCCGTTGAAAGATTGTTATTTACCGTATATCAGTACCGGAAACAACGCCGGGGGGTCGTGGTTCCTTTGTTACAACCAAAACGATTTGCCCGCCGGGATGCAGGCAATTAACATGACAAAGGATTGGAGCCGGGAGCCGTGCGGGACGTGTACGGGTTACGTTGATTTGGAGCGTTGGCGGGAAATAACCAAGTATTTACAGGTATCCCCGTTTATGATGAACGCCCCGGAAACATTCGACGAATACCCGGAGTTGTGGGATATTGCGTTGACGATGTACACCAATACGCAGAATTACGGGTTGAATTGCGAAATAACCGTTGGTTGCGACCTAACGGATTTTATCATTAAGGAAAGGCAAATTTTCCAAACGGTTATCCAACGACAGGTCGCCGCAATCATGTTGCGCACGTTGGCAATGAACCCCGATGTTAAGGTAAACCGGAACCAAGTAAACGCAACCCGGTTGGAAATTCTTTACGAATTGGACGGCAACGTTGAGGGTCGCCCCGGCGGTTTGGGTTATGACCTTAAAAAAGCATACGAGGCGTTGCGGTTGGATACGCAGGGTATCGACCGTATTTGCCTTACTTGTAATAACCACGGTGTAAAATACCGGACAACGTAAGATTATGGCGGGGTTAAAGTCAATACAGGATTTACGCAACCGGGTTGCCACGTTCAACAACGGGTTATCGTCCGGCGCATACATTCAACAAATCATTTGGGACAATGATGCCTATATTGTTGATATGAATGCCGAGGAACAATTGTTTGAACAAGGTATTAACCGTTTGGGCGTGGATATTATGGATTACGCCCCGTATTCGCCGTTGACGATAGCCATAAAGGAGGAAAAGGGACAACCTACAAACCGGGTAACGTTACGGGATACCGGGGATTTTGAAGCGTCGTTTTTTTTGGAAGTCGGCGACAAACAGTTTGAAATAAAAGCGTCGGATTTCAAAACGGAGGACTTAATAAAAAAGTACGGGCGGCAAATATTGGGATTGACGGACGAAAATATTGCGGCGTTGATTTGGCAATATATATTCCCGGACTTAATGAAAAAAGCAAAAAACGTATTATATGGCAACGAATAAGAGAACAACCCCTATAATTCCCAACCCGGTTTTAATCGACCGGGTTTTGGGGAACATACAAACCGGGTTAATGGATAACGTCGATTGGTTGGACGTCGCATTTGGGCGGGCGCAACGTATCGCCAAAGTGATACAGGGCAAACGCTATTATACCCCGAACGTATATGCGGGCGGGACGGAATGGAGAGGCAACAACGATTATATCGACGTTTCCCCGGATGCCAATATTGGCAATTTTTCGTTCTTTTGGATAGACGACCCGCAAACGGTCGGTTGGGTTCCCAAAGAGCAAAGCGAGATTAAAGCCCCGTTTTCCCTTATTGTTTGGTTCGATTTGCGCAAGGTTTACCCCGGTCAACTCAACAACCGGAATACCGAGGCATTGAAGAACGAAATATTGACCGTCCTAAATGGCGGTTTTTGGCTGAAAGACGGGACGATTGTAATAAACCGGATTTATGAGTTGGCGGAAAACGTGTACCGTGGGTTTACGTTGGACGAAATAGATAATCAATTTTTAATGCACCCGTTCGGCGGTTTTCGCTTTGAGGGTGTATTGTCAGTTAATCAACCTTGTAACATTTAACGATATGGTAACTTTCATTATTTGGGTTTTGGTCGTGGCAACCGTGGCGGCGTTCCTGTTGACCCTGTTGAAAAAGTGGGGCGTTATTGAGTACGTCCAAGTTCACGGCAATGACTTTTTTGTTAAGATGTTCAATTGCGGCTTTTGCTTATCATGGTGGGCGGGGGTCGTTTTGTCCGTCCTGTTTGCTATATGCACCGGGAACCCGGCATTGTTATTGGTTCCGTTTTGTTCAACAGTCATAACCCGCATACTCTTATGAAAACGACAAAGATAGGGGAACGGGCGGTTGTGTTGTACGACAGTATCGACGAATTGCCGATTTTGCGATTTCACGCATATAACAAAATGTTGCTTATCGACGCCGGGGTTGGGTCGGATTTGAACGATTGGGATGCGCATATTGAAAAGGCAATCCGGTTTATCCGAAAGGAAAAGCCGGATTTGGCGGAAAAGGAATTGGATAATTTGCGGCAAAACGTTTATTTCGTCCAATCCGCCATATCGCCAAAGTATTTGGCGTTTGCCTGTTTGGTTAAGTCCGTGGACGGAACCGAATACAACGATATGACGGCGGACGGTTTGCAAAAGGTATTGGATTTATTCGCCGATGCGCCGAACGCCGAGTTGACCGCCCAATTGGAAGCGGTCAAAAAAAAAATAGATGAAGAATTGCAATTGTATTTTCCTAAACTATTCGACGACGCCACGATTAAAGAGTATTACGACCAATTGAAGCAACGCACGATGTTAATGTTGGATGCGATAATAAAGGGGGACGAAAGCGACAAACGGGCGGAAATAGACAATATTACGACGTTGTTGTTGACTTATACAAAACCCAAATCGTTTAGCGGGTCGGATAGTGTGGAAATACAATACGACAAGCAGTTTGAAAGTATGTGTTTGATGTTGTCCCAACATTTGCACGTAAACCCAAAATCGTTTACCGTTTTGGAATATTACAACGCATTTGAATACATTAAGGAGCAAGCGAAAAAGCAAGCAAGCGGAAAAAGCCAAAATAAGGCGATTTAAGGCGTTTTTATTTTTCAGACGATAAATTATATATTTGAGAAAAGGAAATTGATTATAGGGCAAATTGCCCGCAAATAACAAAATAAATAGTCGGATATATGGCAGATAACAACAACCCAATTAAATATTCGGATTTGGTAAGCCCCGATAATTCGATTACGGATTTGATAAAGCAATTGGATGAACTTTCAGACACATATACAAATGCGTTGAAAAATATTAGGGCGGAAGCAATTCAGTTGGCGGCGGTTCTGCAAAAAGTTTCCGGGGCAACCGAGGACGGCAGGAACACAACCAAGAAAGCCGCAGACGATGCGGAACGTTTGGCACGTGCGCAACGTGATTTGGCGTTTGCGGAAAGTGAGAACGCAAAGAAGTTGGCGGAATTGAAATTGGCACAGCAGGAAGCCAACCAAATAAACAAATTGATTGTAAAAATCAATCAGTCAGCCGGGGGCAGTTATAACAAGTTGTCGGCGCAATATTCGTTAAATAAAATCTATCTGAACAACATGACGAAAGCCGAGCGAGAAAATACCGAGGAGGGGCGCAAGTTGGTTGAGCAGACACGGGAAATATACGAAGAAATGAAGCGTTTGCAGGAGGCAACCGGGAAATATCAATTGAACGTTGGTAATTATACGGAGGCGTCCGACGCAATAATTGCTTATGGCGACAAATTAAAAGAAACGTTGGGGCTTAACAATTCATTTGGCGATAGCCTTTTGGCGTTAGGTCGTGGAGGAGCAGAAAGCAAAGCAGTATTTACAGCAATAGGCGATGGCGCAAAGGCGTTGGGGAAAACTTTGTTGGGTTTACTTTCAAATCCCGTATTTTTAGCAATTGCCGGGATTGCGGCGGCTGGTGCGGCGTTCAAATGGTGGTACGATTACAACGCCGGATTAGTTGAGGCAACAAGGTTGACGCAACAATTTACCGGGAAAAGCGGCGACGATTTGAAAGCGTTTAGAAACGAGGTGCAAGCCGTCGCAGATTCGTTCGGCGCAGATTTTCGGGAAACATTGATTGCAACAAACGCATTATCACAACAATTTGGTATTTCTGCAAATGAGGCATTGCAGTTGGTTAAGGATGGTTTTTTGTCCGGAGCCGATGCGAACGGGGAATTTTTGGACACGTTGAAAGAATACCCGGCATATTTTAAGGAGGCGGGAATATCAGCAGACCAATTTGTTGCCATTGTAGCCCAAACAAACAAAATGGGTATCTTTTCGGACAAAGGCGTTGACGCAATTAAGGAGGCAAATTTGCGTTTGCGTGAAATGACGA